GACAAGACCGACGCACTCAAGGAGGCTATCAAGTGAGTCTCGTAGCAGAACAAGCAGCGTTCCTGCTGGATGTCGCCAAACTCGTTAACAAAGCGACTGAACTGGGCTTCGTCGTGACGGGCGGTGAACTTGCCCGTACCCCGGAACAGCAAGCCATCTATGTCAAGACGGGTCGCTCCAAGACGATGAACAGCATCCACCTCAAGCGGTGCGCCATCGACTTGAATTTCTTCCGCGACGGCAAACTGACCTACGACATCCCGGCTCTTACGCCGGTTGGTGAGTATTGGCAGAGCCTTAACCCCAAGAACCAATGGGGCGGGTTCTGGAAGTCGTTCAAAGATGTTCCTCATTTTGAACGCAAGGTATAACGATGCCTTTGCAAAAACTTGAACTTCGGGCGGGGGTCACATGAAGCTCGCGCTTGAACCGCGGACCACGGTCCAGGGTCTGGTCGAGCCTGCGCATGTGATCGAAGTCTATTGCGACGCCTGTGGCTACGATCTGGACGAGGCGGAGTTGGATGCGGACATTTGTTCGGACTGCGGGCAGTTGTTGAACCTGAAGCAGCACATTGCGATCCAGGTGACGACCATGCCGGCAGCCAGCGGAGGAACTTTGCCGTGAAAAAGAAAGCGAACAGCAAGGTCAACGCAGCGGGCAACTACACGAAGCCTGCCATGCGTGAGAGCCTGTTCAAGTCAATCAAGTCCCGTGCGGTGCAGGGTACTGCCGCGGGGCAGTGGAGCGCGAGAAAAAGTCAGCTATTGGCTAAGCAGTACAAAGCCAAAGGCGGGAGATACAGAGACTAGCCTTTGACGATACGGCTAATTACGGAATGTGATGTACCAAATAGTTTTGCAACGTATCTCAAACTACAACCTTGATCTAGCAAGGCTTGGAACTCTTTTTTCTTTACGTCGTAAATACGACGCTTTGCACTTGCAATTCGCTGGGCATCCCAGTTGTGACGATCTCCGCCCATTATTGCGTTTTGCTGCACCGTTACCCAACGCAAGTTTGAAACATGGTTATTCGTACGGTTCCCGTCCATATGGTCAACTTGAGGCAAATTGTCGGGATTTGGTAGGAAAGCTTGGGCTACTAGCCGGTGAATATATTTTTGTTTTCCACGACCTAAAGCGACTCGCATGTACCCAGTTGTGTGCAGCCAAGCCTTTAGTAACGAAGTTTTTTCAATACGCTTACGGTGCGTTAAATTTCGTTGCGGAATATCTGCCCAGTTTGAGCGGACTACGCCATAATCACTTATCGAATACCGTTCATTCGTGTCAGGTATCAGTTTCCAAATTTCCTGTGTTTTGTGCTCCATAGGTGGACTATGTCATGGCGCTACGAAAAAGTCAACAATCGCTCAAGGCTTGGGGGGATCAGCGTTGGCGTACAAGGTCTGGTAAACGATCTTCTGACACGGGTGAGAGATATCTACCAGAAGCTGCGATTAAAGCTCTCAGCCCTGCTGAGTACGCCCGAACTTCTGCCGCCAAGCGAAAAGGTAAAGCGCAAGGCAAGCAGTTCGTCGCGCAGCCCAAAGGCATTGCTGCTAAAACGCGCAGCTTCCGCCAAAAAGGCAAGTAAGGGAAAGAAGTAACCGTACGGGTGAAGCATGGCGAGTGTCAAGAAGGACGCGATCGGGCAGGAGATTCGTAAGTCGTACGAGCGCGGCCAGAAGGGCTGCCCGGAAGCGACGATGGATATCCATGTCAACCTCAAGAATCGCAACAATGCGATTGAGGAGTATGGCTACGGGCCGTTGAACCCGGAGTCCGAGTCGCGTGCTTTCTGGGACAAGAAGGCCGAGCTTTGGCAGACCACGGTGCGCGAGGCCAAGAAGGCCCGCTGTGGCAACTGCGCGGCGTTCATCCAGACCCCGGAGATGATTGCCTGTATCGAGAAGGGCATCCATGACTACGAGGAGGAGATGGAACACGAGAATTACGCCCCGGATGTGGTCGCGGCGGCCAATCTCGGGTACTGTGAGCTGTTCCACTTCAAGTGTGCCGGCGATCGTACTTGCGATGCGTGGCTCGTCGGCGGTCCAATCAAGTAGGATGCGCCCATGGCACTACTCAGACTGTTCTTAAAGCCGGGTGTAGACAAGCAAAACACCGAATATGGCGCAGAAGGCGGATGGATCGACTCCGATTACGTCCGTTTTCGCTATGGACTGCCTGAAAAGGTCGGCGGATGGGCCCCGTTTGGCGAAACCATCGCCTATTTGGTGGGTATGCCGAGCGAAGTCTTCACTTGGACGGACCTTGACGGCTCCCCCTACGTTGCCGTCGGCACCAACAAGAAGGTTTACGTCTACTACGGCGGCACCTGGGCGGACATTACGCCCATCCGTGACACGAACACGGGCGTTACCTTCGATACGACGAACGGTTCCAACCGCGTAGTGGTCAATGACAGCGGCCACGGGGCCATTACGGGGGATTTTGTCACGCTTTCTGCGACAACGGGCGACCCTGGTGGCATTCCGAACGCGAGTTTGAACAACGAGTTTGAGGTTATCGAGGTTCTGAACGCCAATGAGTACGCCATCCAGGCGCCGACCAACGCGACCTCGACCGCCACGGCGGCAGGCACGGCCACGGCGGCCTATCAGATCAACACGGGGGCAGCGGTAAGCTACTCGGACTTTGGCTGGGGCACTGGGACATGGGGCTTGAGCACTTGGGGCACCCCGCGCCCGCCGTCTGCCTCGATTGCGCTCTTTTCCCGCGTCTGGCAGTTCGATAGCTTCGGCGAAAACCTCATCATGCAGCTTGTGGACGGCGGCATCTACGAGTGGCTGCCGAGCACGGGCATTGGCGTGCGGGCAACGGCCATTTCTGGCGCGCCGACCAAGAGCAAATACGCGTTGGTGTCGACGCCTGACCGGCATCTGGTCTGCTTTGGTACGGAATCGACCATCGGGACGCCTTCGTCGCAGGATCCGATGTTTGTGCGCTTCTCAAACCAAGAAGACATCAACACATTCGTCGCCACGGCGACCAATACGGCTGGCGGCCAGCGCCTGACGGACGGAAACTACATCGTCTCGGCGCTTCGCTCGCGCGGACAGATCTTGATCTGGACGGACACGGCACTGCATGGCATGCAGTACCTTGGACCGCCGTATACCTTTGGCTTCCAGCAGCTCGGGGCCAACTGTGGCCTTATCGGGCCGCATGCGTCGGCGGATGTGAACGGCGTGGCGTACTGGATGAGCAAGGACGCCTTCTTCGTGTTCGACGGTGTCGTCAAGAAGCTCCCCTGCACGGTCCAGGACTATGTATTCAAGGACCTGAACTTCACGCAAGCACAGAAAGTGCATGTGGGGATCAACACGCAGTTCAACGAAGTGACCTGGTGGTACTGCACGGCGGACACCGACTACATTGATCGCTTTGTGACCTTCAACTACCTCGAGCAGGTATGGTCCGTGGGCACTATGGCGCGTTCCGCTTGGGTGGACCTTGGCACTTATTCCTTCCCGATGGCGACACAGTACGATATCGACGGTACCGAGGCTACGATCAGCACGATTTATGGACTCACCCCTGGGCGGTCCGTGGTCTATAACCAAGAGTTTGGCAAGAACGGCAACGGGGATCCGATCCTTGCGTATGTGAAGTCGGGGTACTTCGATATCGGCGATGGCGATCAGGTGTTGTTCATGAAGCGGTTCATCCCGGACTTCAAGAACCAAGAGGGCGATCTCACGGTGAGGTTGCTGTTGCGCTTGTATCCGCAGGTCTCCGCGACGCCGAGCTCGCTTGACCCGTATGTCATCTCTCCGGGTACAGACAAGGTGGACACGCGCGCGCGTGGGCGACAGATCTCGTTGCAGATCGAAAGCTCTGAACTCGACACCAACTGGCGCTTCGGCACGATGCGTGTTGATATCCAGCCGGATGGGTTGAGATGAGTAAGATCTTCAACGTCCGTCTGCCTAACGCAGCGGCTGCGGGCTACAGTCAGGAGCAGTTTGACCAGCTCGTGCGCTCGCTTGAGCAGGTCGTTTTTCAGCTTAACAACACTTACACGCCGACCGTCAGTGACGACAAGGCTGGTGCGGGCTCGTGGTTCGCGGCAGGTTCCGGTGCGGGCGGTGGGTTTGCGGGCGGGGTTCGTGGCTTTCAGATCAGTAATGGCATCAGTCTGCCGCAGGCGATGCTGATCTCGAATCTCGATCAAGACCTGACCAGCACGACTACCGAAGAGCTTTTGACGTATGACGTCGTGGCGTTATCGAACGGCATCCGCGTCGTCGATAACAGCAAAATCTACGTTCCGTGCTCCGGGCAATATCTCGTCACGTTTACGCTACAGGTCTCGAACCGAAGCAATGCGGCTCAGGAGTTTGAGGTGTGGGCCAAGGATACCGGAACAAACTATCCGTCTAGTCGCACTCGCTTTGACATACCCGCCAGGAAGAGCGGCAGCATCTGGTCGCATATTGTCCCGGCAATCACCGGCATTTTCACGGTGAACGACCCTAGCACGAACTACCTAGAAATCGCCTGGTGGGCGAGCAGTACGGATGTGTTTCTCGAGCACTACGCTGCCGAAAGCACCCCGACAAGACCGGAGATTCCGTCGGTTATCCTGACCATCAACTTCGTCTCGGCGGCATGACATGGCAAACAAATACCTACGCCTGTATCTAACCCCGAGCGCCGCGACGGAGACGACGATCTACACGGCACCGGCGGCAAACAACGCTGTTCTCTCGTCGCTCCGCGTGACGAACGACAACGCCAGCGTGGCTAACATCAGCGCTGCCATATATCCAGCTGGCGGAGCTACGCCATACAAGCTATTGAAGACATATGTCTTACCGGCCAGCCAGACGCTGGACATCTTCTCTGGCGTGCCTTGTGTGCTAGTCGCGGGGGACGTGCTGAAAGTGAC